AAGGTTGCCCAATCATTAACAACTTTGTCGCTGATTACATTGGAGAATCCCAAGCCCTTTCCATAGGTTAGGGTGCTGTAGCTTCTGTTTATACTAGCATTTGTCGGAGAGCCATTATTCCTGTCTATTATATATTGATAGAAAGAATTATTTGCTCCGTTTAAAACCCAATTCCTAGACTTATGCTCTACTAAAGCAGGTCTTACATAATTAGATAATGTGATTAATTTAATATCCATTAGAAATAATATTTATCATTAGTTAGTTGATACTCTTGAGTATCTTGAGATGTTGCAATCGATATACCTCTATAAACAACCTCATCTCCTTCTTTTATAGTTATTTGGTATCTTGCCTCATCTGTAGCTTCAAAATCAAAATCAAACTCAATACCACCTGTAGTAGTAAAGGCATAAGAGCTTAGAGATATATCCTCATCTAGGTTAGTTGTAGTGTCTTTGATGTTTAGAACTAAACTATCAGAAGGATTGAATCTAGGTATTATCCTTAGTGTGTGTGTCGTATTTATCGGATTGATTATCATATATTAATATAACGATTTTTAAGTCTTTTTGTCCCGTAAAAGAAAACCCCCACATCTCTGTAGGGGTTAACTAACCAAAAAAAAAAAACTAAACTAAATTATACTTCTAAAGCTTTGAAAGCTGTTTGAGTAGCTGAATCCAATAAAGGAGCTAACTCTTTAGTAGTTGCAACACCTGTTAAAGTGTAACCATTCATATCTGTTTTAGCTCCACCTGTAGATGCTACAACTGTAAAGTCGATTCCGTCATCTAAGCCTAAAGCTATAAAGTTTCCATTTCTATCAACTACTACCGCTTGTGGGTAACCTGCTACTAACAAGTTAAACTGAGCATTTGTAGCTGCATCCATTTTTTTCAACACTGTAGTTAGTGTTTGAGTATTGACTTTACTCCCTGTGTTTCTGTCTCCTACCATAGATTGCTCTAGAGTGTTTCCGTCTCCTTCTAAAGGGAAAGCATAAACCTCATCAAGCAATACATTGATTGCTGTAGCTTCGCCACTAGCAACTGTAAATGCATCTTCTAATCCATTGTATAGATACAGAGTTGATTGACCTCCTAAGCCGTCTTTACACGGTTGGGCACGTCCGATATTGATATCACAAGCCATAATTCTGTATATGTATTAAGTTAAAAATAAGGGGAGAGAATTAACCCTCCCCAATTAATTGTTTGGATTATGCTACTGTTGTAAGTAAGTGTACAATCTCAGCTCCGTAAGAATATCCTACAGCTCCACCGAATACAGACTTGTATAAAACGTTTCCGCTCATATCAACCTCATCCATATCTTTGATACGAATAGAATCTGCATCGTTAGCCAAACCTGTTCCTAGAGTAATGTTCTTCTTTTCGAAGATTACGATAGTGTTGTCAGGTAATCCGTTTACAGTTTGTACAGAGTAACGTCCGTATACTAATCCTGTGTTAGCGTCTCCACCTAATCCGTTAGCTGCTCCGTTAGCAATAAGTAACTTTGTGTAAGCATCTGCTACATCAGGAGATACGATAAAGTTTACTGATTTACGTCTTAGTGCGTAAGGCATAGCTGCTGTAGCTGCGTCAAATACTGCTAATACGTTAGAAGAGTCAACTGCTGCTCCGATAGCTGTAATACCATTGTTTGCTTTGATTACGTCTCCATCAGCGTTGAACTGAGTGATAAGTCCTTCCATTGTTCCTGCAGTTCCTGCTCCGTTCCAAATTTGGTCTTCGAACCATTGTGCTAGTTTAGAAGCTGTGCTTTCTACGATAGCCTTAGAAATATCAGCAGGTGCTTGGTCATTAAAAGCAGATGCTCCCATTGACTCTCCTGACCACGTTGGTCTGAAGTCTTCCTTACAGATTTCAAACTCATTTTTGAACTTTGCAAGAGTAAGTACTTTCTCAGAGTAGTCTACTGCGTCTGTTGCAGGAGTAGTACCACAAGAATAGTCAGCCACTCCTAAAGTAACGTCTAAGTTTCTTAAATTTAATTTGTAACCTACGTTAGGTACAACTGTAATCAACCCTAATCTTAGAGTATCTTCTTCTTTTTGTGCTTCTAGCATTATGTCTACTGCTTCAAAGCCTGCGTAATTTGATGAAATTGCCATTCTTTTATTGTTTATTTATTATTAATTAATTAAAATACTTGTTTATTTTGAGTGTCTTTCAATTGCTCCTTTAAGACCACTCATCTTTACTTGTGAAGGAGTTGATACGATTGCATCAGCTACAGGAGTTTTAGATAGCTCTACCACCTGAGATGATAGTTCTACATTCTTTCCGTTAACCTCTTCAATCTGAGATTTCAAAGCTGATAGTTGAACACCCATAGACTCAGCATACTCGCTGAATGCATCATCTAAGATTTGCTTTACAGCAATCATAAACTCAGCTTCCTCGTCTTGAGCAGGCTCTTCTTCAAGCTCCTCTTCTTTTACTTCCTTTTCGTCTGCAAGCTCTTCGTCTCCTGCAGGCTCTTCAGTAGGCTCTTCAGTTACTTCTTCCTCAGAAGCTCCCATTGATGCAACTACACCATCTTTAACTTCGATTTTATTATCTCCTTCTAGTGAATAAGTTCCATCAGGAAGTTGTACTTTCTCTTCGTCTTTCATAACGAATACAGCAGTACCTTCCTCAAGGTTATCCCCTTCGAATTCAATAGTTAAATCTCCCGACTTAACACTACCCATCTCAACTGCAACAACTTCCTCAGCTACTACTTCTGTAGCTTCAGCACCTGCAACAATCTCCTTGAGCATAGTTAAAATACTCTTTTGTTTCTTGTTCATTTTTATCTCTGTTTTTAAATTAATCTCCTGTAAGTCTACAAACGCATCAACTGAAAAGCCTTGCACTTTACCTGTCTTCACGTAATCATTCCAAATCTCATCATTGTCTATTTTCATAGTAGCAACCCAAGAGCCTTTAGGATAATTCATTCCAAAGTTAGCAGACTTATCAACCTTTGAATTCTCAACAATCCAAGACTCAACAAAAGTGATATCTTCTATAGACTCACTATGCTCAAGCTTTGAATTACTTTGGCTATTTGATTTAAAGAAGTTCTGAGATAAATCCTTGATAGTCTCTTCTGAGAATACAATATTGTACTCTTCATCAGTTTCTTCGTTGTATCTTGGAATTAATTGATTCGGTTGTAACACTAAACCCATTACTATTCTCTGCTCTTCATCAACCTTAGCCATTTTTATAAGCTTTGACTCTGCAGACATAGCTACAAAATGCTCAGTAGTGGCAGGGTCTTTCACAAGACTTATTGCGAATACTCCCTTTCCACCCTTCTTAAACTTAGCTTCAAATGTTTTCATATTGTTATAACGATTTTATTTGTTTTTTGTCCCACTAAAACCCACTATTAAGCTCTGCTTGTCTGTCTGCCTGTTGTGCTGTGGTAATGTCTCCGCTAGTTACATAGGCTTTAACGGGTGCATTGCCTCTTCCTTCTATAGTTCTCTGAATAGCTGAGGAGTCATCTGTTCCTTCCACTAGATTGAAGCTAGGGGCATCTGATTGTGGTGCTTGTGGTGCTTGTCCTCCTCCGCTTTTACCTAATGCTGCCAATCCTTTAGCGGTTGCAGCTACAGATGCGGCAATACCTATACCCATTCTAACGTTGTTTGCTGCTATTATAGCAGGGTTAAGTCCTGCCTTTGCGTTTGTTGCTTGAGTGTTGATGATATTCGTTGCAATACCAACAGCATTCTCTCCTATCAACGTAGTGGCTTGAAGAGCCTTGTTGTCTTCTGCTAAACTACCCAACAACTTCAATCCTGCTCCTACGTTCCCAAGAGCTGCGTTCTGAATTGCTAGCTTAGTGTCGGCAACCGCTTGAGCATCATCAAGCTCCTCTTTGCTCTTAGCTTCTCGCTTCACTTTATCCTCTTCATCGAACTTATCCTTAAGTTCCTTCTGTTTTTTTAGATATGTTTTTGTAAGCTCTAACTTGGCATCTTCATCAGTTCCTAGTTGCTTCATAAGCTCCTCAAAGTTAACTCTTAGCTTGTCTTTCTCTAGCTCTCTCTGTTCTTCCTCGCTTATGGCACTAAACTCAGCTATCTTCTTTTTGAGCTCTATCTTTGCCTTTAATGCATCTGCATCCTTCTTGTCTTGTTCCTTCTGCTTTGCTTCTTTTTCTTTTGCTTCAGCTCCTATTTTAGCATTAAGCTCATTCTCTGCTGCTGTAAGCTCTCTCTGTATCTGTCTCTTTTGGTCGATTCTTTTAGTTTCTACTGCTATAACCGCAGCCTTTAGTCTCTCTTCCTCAAGTAAGTTCTCTTTTGTTGACCTAGCAAATCCGTTTTCTGCAATCTGTGCTTGGCTTCTTAAAGTTGCTATCTCAACCTCAGACTCAGCAAGACCATCTTGTATAGATAAGACCTCCTTAAGAGCTGCTTGTCTTTCCTCTGCACTCACATTGTTTAAATCCTTAGCCTTTAATCTAAGTTTTGCAATCTCTCTCTCTGCGATTGCTCTCCTAACTAGAAGACCTCTCTCAATCTTGTCAGCCTTTGCTCTTTGGTCTGCTACCTTTGCTGCTGCATTACCTTCCTTTATGTTTTGGTCAATGAAGTCTTTAGTTGCATCTGTTGCTGCTTTAATCTTTCCTGACAAGTCATCAACTCCTAAAGTAACTTTGTTAACTGCATTGAACGCAGTCTCTGCTGCTCCACTTAAATCTCCGCTAAAAAGCTGCTCAAAAGCTTTACCTAAAGCAGGTATAAGTTCCATAAGACCATCAAATCTGTTAGTGATGTTTGTCTTAATTGAGTTGGCAAAATCTGTTATAGCTTTCTTTGGATTTTCAAATGCTGATATTATGCTATCTCCAAGGTCTGCAAGTAAGTCTACTAGGTTTCCCGTAACAGCTCCGATAACTCCCATTATCTTAGCAAACTTGTTTTGTCCTTCCTCAGAGCCTTTGAAGGCTGCTGTCAATGCTGCGATAGTTATAACAATCAAACCGATTCCACTCGCTGCGATAGCTCCCCCTATAGTTCTGAAGCCTCCTGCGATAGTCTTTAATCCCGTTGCAAAACTCTTCAACCCTGTAACAGCACCGCCTGTCATCTTGTCTAAGCTACCCATCAATTTGCTAGTTGATTTGTCTACTCCACTAACACCCTTGTCTAGTTTCTTTGTTGATGCGGTTACATCATCAATGCCCTTCTTAGCCCCTGAGGAGTCTGCTGATATCCTAATTTTTACGTCTTTCATTATGATTTTATTATGCGTTTAACTTTTGTTTTAAGCTGTCTCCAAGTGAGAGCAATTTGATTCTTTCCTTTAGCAATCTCTACGTTTACTCCTGCTCCGTAATACTCAGACTTCTTGAGTGCGTCAATGATTTCAATTATACTATTATCCATTTGGTAGTTGTGTTACGGTTACGTATGATATTACTCCTGTTGCTGAGTCAGTATATCGTACTTGGCAACTTCTAGGGAATCCTGTTGTGTTAATTGTATCGCATTTAATTAACATCATATTATCATTAGCAGGGCTTTGAACTCCCACAGTTAGAAATGAAGTTCCATCTCCTGTGTCAATCTTCCCAATGCTATAATCACTATTAGCTCTAGGCACATTAAAATATAAAGTACTTCTATACTTGCTCATATTAATCCTAGAAGGAATAAAGAAACCTGTGCTATAACTCTTAGCTGTCTTACTATATAGTGAAGTGTCAAATCCATTAATCAAATCAAGCTTAGTAGTTCCTTCAAGAAGGTTGTGCTTAAACTTGTTGATTCTATAGTCAATGCCTTCAACAGTAAGGATGTCATTCAATCCTAGTCTAGTTACTAATTGAGTAGGTAATAAAGCCTCATACTCAAAGCTTCGTCTCTTTAACTTAAACACCGCTTCAATGTAATCCTCGTGGTGTAGTGTGTATAGGTTGTTGTCTAGTACAGTTCCATCCCAACAGCTAAACTCAGATTCAAATAATAAAGAGTACGCAGGGTCTAGAGTTCCAAACTGATTCATTGGCATCAACATTGTGGTATTTAATGTAGTCTCAGTGTTGTCCTCATCAATAAACTTGATAGTACTTACTGATATATCCTGCTCAGTTATGTAGTGAAGTATAGGTTTGGGAGTGATAGGTTTCATATCCTTATCAGCTATTGTTCCTATAGATATATTAAGTTGCTCATTGCTTGCTGCTGAGTCTATATCTGTTAATCTCTCGTATACAACTTGCTCAAATGGGAGTTTTATCTCTACTTTCTCTCCATCAATTAGCTTAATAGGTCTAATACTCTCGTACACATTCACTAAACTAGAGCCATAAGACTGTTTATCTCTTGCTCTGTTCTGAAATTCCTCATTAAGTATTGTGCTAGGGTCTTCAAATTGGTATCCAATAGACTGATAAAGCTCTCCTCTTTTAACCTTAAATGTGCTATAGTCTACTTTATCACTAATATCATACCTATTCCCTTGGTCATAGTAGCTATCTAATGAATTAACTAGCATACTCCCATCCTGTTGAGGTACTATTATAAGCTTAAACATATCAAAGATTCCTTTCAAGAAATCAGTTATCTTCATATCAGGCATTGCTTCGCTAATAGATACAATAGAAGTCTCTAATAACCCTGCTGATGTAGTTGTCAAAACAGTTCCATCAACGTTATTCACTACAGGAGTTCTTATCAATGTAGATGCTACCTTAAAAGTAGTGTTTGTTCTTATGAAGTATTGTACTTCCCAAGACGAAGAGAATCCAAATGGAGACCTGAAGGTTGTTGTAAAGCTAACCTCATTAACATTCCCGTCAGCTCCAACTTGAGCAACCTCTTCTCTAAGGAACTCTTGAACATTACCATCATTATCTGTTCTAGTAGATTTCATAACTACCGTGAAGGGTGTGTTCCCAAAACCTACCACATCGCTAGTATTGAACTTCACTCTCATCTTGTCATCTGTACTAAGGTTGCTCCAATCCGTGTCAAAGCTTATAGTGTTAGTGACAGGGTCTATGTCTGTGAAGCTTCCTCCTGTCCATCTAACAACATTCTCAGTTAGTCCTATGTCTTCATCATCATCTCTCTTTAGCCACAGATACATCTGCTCAAACTCTGAAGTCTGAAAGAAGTCATTTGAAAATACAATAGGGTTTTCATAAGGGAATGCTCCAACCTCATCAACGTATACGTCAAACTCCATACCTGTGTTGGTAAGCTCGTAACTAGGATTAAACTCCTGCTCCATCTCTACAGATGTAATGGTTACAATATCACTAGCAGATGAGGTGGTAACTTGTCCACTGAATTCAATCCCAATCTGTGTTGATATGTAGGCTGCTGCTAATGATGCTGATGCAAGAGCAGATATACTAAAGCTCTCCTCAACACCATTGAGTGTGATAGCTACACTTCCTGCTACTAAAGGTCTAGATAGAACTTTAATCTTCACGACTTGCTTTGTTCCTACTCCATACTTGTGTTGTATGTTATCAATAATAGTCTTAGCTTTTATACTAGGTCTAAGGTCATTCCAAACTATCCCTGTTCCTGTTCCTGCTCCTGCGATGTTTATGTTATCATCGTTAAAGTCAGGAGATGCAAACGCATTACTATTGTAGAAGTATCTCTTGTTTGACATTGGAGTGTATACCACCTCTCTCTGAGTATGCGTGTTTGAGTTAAGGTCTCCCGTCAATCCTTCCATTATGTTTGCTCCGTTCCATTCGTGGTCGTGCTTTACAAAGTTGATATCACTCAGCAAGTCATCTCCTAGGGTGTCCTTAATGTTAGGTAAGTTACCAAAGAAGTTAATTATATATCCATCAATCAAACCATCCTTAAAGATAGCCTCTGATAATCTCCACTTACCTGTCTTGAATGGCACTCCATCAATATCAATGTGACCATCTACCTTAGTTCTAGCATCAAAGCCGTCATCAATAGAGGCGTTATACCAATGCTGAAAGTGTTTATTGTTAGTTGGGCTAGCAGGTATGGTGAAAGTCTTGGAGAAGTCTCCTGTGTTCTTTGTAAGGTCGCTCACATCTAACACAGATGATGTGATTTCAATAACCTCATCATCATATTGGTCTAGTAATTGTCCTTGTATATATATGTTAACCATTTATATATTGTTTATTTGGTTGTATCCGTACTCAAACTTCATTGTGTAATTGATTAGCCTATCTGTAAGCTGAGTCTTAAATTGCTTTGAAGTATCCTTTACAATCACAGCTCTGTATATCTGCTTTACAGGGTCATATATCCACGTTCTTCTTGAGTACATTAGTTGTTGTACAATCTCATTCTCTCTCTCGTGTATAAATCCTGTTGATGCACTCACTGAGTTTCTAGCTTGTACATTGTATCTTAGGAATTGGTGGTATCCTTGAGAGCCTTGTCCTCTGTTGCTCTCATAGATTGAATCTGTGATAGTAGTCTCTTCCTTTCTATCCTTAAAGAATGTGAATGACTGCATCCCTCCGTCTTTGTTTTGGAACATTATATCCATTGGAGTATATCTTGCCTCCTCATATATATCCAAGTCTATTGTAGTTCCTTTAAAGGTTACACTGATATACTGATTAGCAGTCAGGAAGTCGTTGTTCATATCAATCCACAAGTATTGCACCATCTCTGAGCTGTCAGTAGTTGCTAGAACTGTTGAGGTAAATGCTGTTGCTCCTCCATCCATTGAGATAGTGATATCCTCTGCGTCATCTTCATCTGCTAGAAATGGAATGATAAAGACTCCGTTTCTGTTTATCTTGTAATCCATAACAGGTAATAAGAAGTTAGCTGTCACTGTAGTGTAGTTCTCTCCTTGGTCTCCGTATGTGTATCCTAATGACATCAAGTCAGTAGCCTCATCATACTTGGCAGTACCTCCATCATATTCAATATAGGTGTATACCCAAGCTTGATTATTTCCCATCTTTATAGTAGTACCTGCTACTACTGAGAATGACGTAGGAACATTAAACTCAACATAGTCCTGAATCATTGAGCTGATGTTTATCTTATGGCTTCCTGTTGAGCCTAGAGTATTCTCATACGTTATCTTATACTCATTAGTAGAATCAGGAGAAGCCTTTGCTCCATCCCAAATCTGAACTGTCAATGTAAACCTCTCACAGGTTACTCCTCCATAGACTAAGTCTGTGTCTATATAGTATGGGCTTAATGCTCTTATCATTATTCTATTATTATATTATCAATTAATTCTAGTATCTGTTCTTCTGCTAACTTAGGAGCTAATAGACGTATGTTAGTCTCTACAGGCTCAGTAAAGAAGTCTGTGGTTGCTATACCTGTGTGATACACACTCTTGGAGATTGCAAACAATAAACTCTTCCTAGATGTGAACTGACCGCTCTTGCTTCTTGGAGCTATTCTCTTCTTTATAGTCCAACCATTGAATGCCATTAAAGGAGGCATCTTATCTCTGTACTTGAACTTGCTATTGGTTACCTTCTTAGTCTTCCACCTAGAGCCATCTGCTTTGCTTCCTCCAACACCCTTAACCCCTGCATCCACATACTCCCAATAATCAGGAAGAGTAAAGACAATAGAGTTCTTCTCAGTCTTGTACTTAAGATTCTTATAGAGACTACTATTGCCTTTCTTAACTCTCTTTAGGTTAAGCCTAGCATCTCTTAAGACCTTACGACCTAACTCATCAAATACATCCTTTAGCATAAGCTCACGTTCATTGGCATCTCAACCTGAAAGGTAATGCTCCATCCATCCATTAGATTCATTCCTTCGAATTCAATCTGAGTAAGGTTAGGATTCTCTGAGGCTGTAATGTTCTCTCTTGAGTAGTCTCTGTTTAGCTTAGTCCATAAGTGTGAGATATGTGACAGAGTAGCATTGTGATTATCTACTTCGTTGTCATTGCTCCAAAACTTATCATTGACATCTTCCTTATTGATATCTCTCTTATCTACACACGTTATAGTAACATCGAATTGTATTGTTGAGGTTGATGTGAACGTACCTGCTAATGCACTAATATTCAATATAGGAAAGATGTTCCCCTTCTCCCAATCAAAGTCTTCAGGTAGTCTATGCAGTACGGTTGTGATGTAGTCATCTTCCTCTGCCATCTCCTTAATATGTCTTAGTAGTTGTGTGTATGCGTTCATTATAATTGTGTTACGTTATTACCTTGTCTTATTGTTGCTTCCATCTTCTGCTTATCTAACTTATGTGCTAGGAAGTTGTGAAATGGAAAGACCTTTATTAGTAGTGTCTCATCCATCTTGAGTATATCTCCACCTGTTATCATATCGATAGTTGCATACCACCCCCACTTATCAAAGTAGTCTAAGCTTTGCTTTTCTGTTCCTCCATTGCTAGAGTAGATTTCAGGATATGACTTCTTAACTCCTTCGATAAACTGCAAAAAAAAACCAACATACCACTTACGATGTTCATTGGAGCTTGCTTCATTACCTCAGCTCTATCCTTTGTGCCATCATAGGCAGCAATCTCATAGCTTCCAAATACATCAGTCTTTATCACAGGTCTAAACAACACCGCCATTACCTTGTTCATTGTCTCTAAGCTGTTACCATAGTTGCTGAGGTCTATATACTCTCCTATAGTTATCTCATCTAAGTTAGGCACAAAGCCATATTCAACACCATCTAGTTCAAACCTATCTTGAAATGGGCTCTCAGTCTCTAATGCTTTACTCACTTGAGCAAACATCATATTGAAATCATCCACATTGACATTAGAGATATCTCTGTACTTCATCCCTGTAAAGATTACTAGGAATCTCTTAATAAAAGACATATCATCTAGAGTGTCTCTCTTTGCATTGAGCTTGTCTAGTTGTATACTCTGTTGAAGAGTAATGTCTGCTATAGATTCAGGTAGTGATATTGTCATACTATTATAACGATTAAATTAAAATAATGTCCCTAATGTTTTGTTACTTTGATATGCTCCATCAATAACCTTATCTCCTTGTTGATATCCATATAATAAGATTGTGAATGGCTAGGCATTGACGGCTTCATTAACTCCACCTCATTAGTGTGTAGGGTGTTAAATATATCGTGTGCTAGTTCGTGAAAGATTAAGTGCCTTCTTTCCTTTGTAGTTAGCTTACCCCAAAGATTAGGGTTAATTATCACATATACTAAACTATCATTATCCATACCTTTAGCCTGACCTACTAAATTAGTGCGCATTATATCAGCATCAAACACCACAATGAATGATTGCTTCTTGAATTCAATGTTATGGAATTCTAAGGTTGTTAATACCTCTCTCACATAAGGTTGTAACTCCTTACTAATAGAGTAGGTGTATACAGGCTCAACAGGAGCTGTGCAGTTAACTAATAGTAATCCAATCAATAGTGTTGTTAGTGTTCTCATAGTTTATCTTATTTCAATTTTACCTGTACTTCCTAATGCATATAATGCTACGTATCTAAGTGCATCTAAACTGTGGTCAAACATCGTACAGAATAAGTTTGCTCCTTTATCAGTATATACATAATTGTTTAATTCATTAGCTAGGTTGCTACTCTCAGGCTCAATGATAAGCTTATAGTCTTGTAGTAAAGCTACACCTGCCTCTATACTCCCTGCTCCCTTCTTTGCTCCAACTACATTACATCCCATCCTTCTTATCTCATTGATGATACCTGCTGATGCACTATCTCCTATGATGAGGTTTCTACCACATACTGACAAGTTAATCTTAGCTATCTCCGAGTTAGTTAATCCACTCTTAAACAGCTCCTCCTTAACGTATATCACTTTCCTTCTCTTGTCTATCGCTACACCTACCAAAGTAGTAGGGTCTCTGAATCCGTAATCCTGCCCATAGATAATCTGTAATCCATCAGGGTTGAATTCTCCAAACTCCCAATTGGTATAGACACATCCTTCTGCCTTATCAAGCCAACCTCCCATAATAACGTGATTGTACTTCTGAGGATTATCCTCCTTCATATCATCAAAGTATTGTAGTGTTCCCTTAGGCACGAACTCAAGGCAATCGAAGTAAGATGTATGTATATAACACACGTTGTTCTTAACCCCGTTAAAGCCTTCTGTAATACCTCTAGCTTGAAAGTACTTCTTGTATATGAAGTGTTCTTTAGTAGTAGGGTTTAATATAAGCACCTTCACGTTAGGCTCTTCTGAGTGTACTCCATTACCTCTAATAGATAGAGATATCTTATCATAGATAGCCTCATCAATCATCTCCTCTGCCTCATCTAGTATAAGCATACTGAAATCACTCAATCCTTTTAGAGCTGCTGTCTGTTGTCCACTACCACTCTTCAATCCCTTGAATACTATCTTGCCGTTATTAACCTTAGAATCAATCCTGTTCTGTTGTATATCAAAAGAACCCTGTAAGTTCATCATCTCTATCCTATCCTCAACCTCAGCAAAGATAGAATCCTTAAGAGATGCGTTAGTGAATCTAGAGTACATAATCCTATGCCCTTTCTGTAGGACTGCAGTCAATGCGCTCAATGAAGTAGCAAATGTCTTCTGACTAAAACGACCTCCTGTGATAATGTATGTGTCTACACCCTCAGGTCTGTTGAACAAAGGATTGTATTTATCTGAAATGTTTATGCTCATATCTCCTCGTGGTCTATGTCTGTTGCTGAGGTAAAGTTAATTGTAGGAATAGTCACGCTATTACCTTCTGAAGTGATATCAACTGCTATTGTAGGTTTACCTATTGTGTACTCTAAGTAGAGTTTAGTTGCTTGGGCATCTCCCTTGAGTGCGTTTGCTTGAAGCTTCTTGAATACTCCTATGAAGTCTGCCTCTGTAGTCGCTTGAGAGATGAGCTCTCTGTAAGGACTCTTTCTCTTATCTATGCCTAATGCCTTTGTGGAGTTTCCTCCGTTGTTTTTTCTCTTATCCATAATATTCAATATAAATCAACTATTGATTCTATAGTATAATAACGATATATATTAAATATTGTCCCTAAAGTAAAAAGACTACCTTGTTAGGGTAGCCTCTTCATTAATTAATTCTAATACTAACTTACAAGTCAGGTACTCTTCAATCCACTCAAAGTACTTTAGAGCACGTTTAAGAGACGTTTGTATGTTTTCCTTATCCAAGTATATATAGTACTCTGTTTCTTCGTCAGAGAGCATTACAATAGGTGTGCATCTTTCAATCTCATCTCCTAATGCAACCATCACTAATCTTCTGAAGAACACATCATACTCTTCCATCATCTCTTTATCAAAGAGCCCCTCCAATAAACAGGAAGGGTCTTCTAGGTATATCTCAGGTATGTTCATTACCTTGGCTCATTAAAGTCTATATCATCGTAAGGAGTCTCATTCTCTTTTTCCTCATCAGGAGCTAATGCCTTAACTATCATCTCTTGATTATGAGCGATATTGGTTACTAAGATATGTAGGTTGATTAATCGATTCTCTAACTCCGCCACCCTCTTCTTTAAGACTTGCTTGTTCAAAGGCTTGCTGTTCTCTGATTTGTTGGTTTCTGTATTCATATTCTTTTAGCTTTTTAAGTGTAGCTCTTTCCATTTTTATGAAAGATGCTAATTGGTTATTAATGAAAAAATCTATTCGTTCTTGAGGTATTCCTTCTAGTAGGTCTTCTATTACTTTTGGCTTATCTAGAGATGCCTTAGTTAGCTCCTGTTGAAGGTTTATGTTTCTTTGGACTAAAGCCTCATTCTTTAATCTAAGAGCCTCTGAGATGTTCTCTGAAGCAGTATCTTCTTTATTGATATGTATATCGATTAACAACTCTTGAAGCTGTGCGTATTGCTTTCTAAATAGCTCATCATAATTGTGGTACTCCTCAAACTTCTTAAGCCCGTGGATAATTGTTGCGTGGTCTTTACCGTTGCTCTGTCCTATTGCCGTGAGTGTTGCTCCGCTCTTTCTAGCAAAGTGATAGTACATTGCTCGTGCTTGTACATACTCTCTGACTCTAGTTACTTTGTTGGTATCACATCCCGTGATAGTCTCAACCGCTTCTCTTATTATTTTTAACATCTTACATTGGTGTAAGGTTGAATACTGCGACTAAGCCATCT